TGATGCTTCCAACGAAAAGCAATGTTCATAGCATCTACTATTAGAACATTGTTGTTTTTTTCCATAATTTGATTTTTAAAACTAACCACCTATCCACTCCACTTTTTCTTGGTCTAGCCATTCTTCAGCTATCATTATATAACAATCTAACCAAGAAACATAAGTATACCTAGTATTTTCAGGTTTTAGAGTTGTTACTACAAACACTTTTGATCTTGAGTATTTAAAAAAGAGTAAAGGCTGCTGTAATTTTAATTCGGCTTGCTTTACTATTTTCTCCCACCACTGCAAAAGATAGTTTGTTTTGTTTGTAAATATTTTATCTGTAAGAGGAGACTTTTCATAGTTTTTTACTTCTATACAGAATAAATTCTTCTCGTCGGGAACGTATAAATCTCCTTTAAGATAAGAAAGAGCCCCCGAACTGGGGACTCTCTCAAACTGTAGGCCACTGGCATCTCGAAGCATATCTCTTACAAGATATTCCCCTCTCGCTCCTTTTGCTCTTGAATCTACCATTATGCTACCAACCTACTTATATTGCCTGATTTATGAACTTCTACTTTTTCTAATAATGGATGAGACCATCCATGATTTACTAGGTAGGTGTTCAATTCTTCTTCTAATAGAACTTCTACGAGTTTCTCTTTTCCTACTTCATCTAAAACTGTCATAACTTCGTCTAGGAATAATACATTGATACGACTTGAAGAAAGACTACTCATCAACTTACGAATCGCAAGAAGAGTTGCAGTATTTACTCTCGCTAGTTCCCCACTAGAAAGCGCAAGAATATCAATTATATTTCCATTGTCTGTAATTTCTACGTTTAACTTATCGTTATTTACGGCGAAATTCAGAGTAAAACGACCGTCTGAAAGTTCTGCGAGGTATTCACTCGTTAATTCTTCCAGTTCTTTCACAAGATTTTCGATCTTGTATGCTATTAGACCATTAGTACTAAAGGCTTTTTTAAGAATTTCAAGATTACCTTTTCTTTCAGCAATTCTACTATAACGAGTAGATACTTCTTCAAGTTGCTTTTCAAACTCTTCTGTTTGTTCGCTTATAACTTCAATCTTTGCGTTATAGGCTGAACGAGCTTCGTTCTCTCTCTGAAGTTTTTCAATATCGTTCTTTTGAGTTGCAATTCGATTACGAACTTGCGTAACTCTAATTTTAAGCTCTTCTTCGTCTACCAGAAGGCTCGGGAGAGAGTCGTCCACTGAACGATACAAATCCTCCCATTCTTTCTGTTTTGCAGATTTTAGCTTGAATTTCTCATTGTTTTCTTGAATTTCTTTAATTTTCTTCTGGATATCATCTTGTCTGTCTTTTTCGATTTTAATTTTTTCTTTCTCTCCCGAGATGTGTTTTTCTTTAAAATCGTAGTCAACGGATTGTTCACAGGTAGGACATACATTTTCCAGGTTCTCCATCTTTCGAATGACTTTTTCCGAAGAGCCGATCGACCCCGCTATAGCGCCTAGCTGTGACTGCAACTCATCATAAGACTGAAATTCAGATGCTTTGATAGCATTAATTTCAGAAATATTAATTTCTTTCAATAATTTTTTATACTGATTATTTTGAGAAATTTGTCGATTCGTTGATGAAATATTTTTAATTTCAGCCATAAGAGAACTTAATTCTTCCTCATCGTCATCCGACAGTTTCGGTACTTTTACAAGTTCTCGTGGGGTAGTATCGGTCAAACGGTTATTTTCCAACCATTTTTCAATAGTCGAAATGCGACCTTCAAGCGTTGCAAATTCTTGCTCGACTTCTCTAGAAGCATCTTTGAACACATCAAAAAGTTTTACATACTTTTCTAGCCCTAACAAGTCTATAAGAAACTTCTTACGATTAGCATCAGTAGCAGTTAAAAAATTCAAACTTGCGTTTGTATTTTGATAAACTACCTGAGAGAATGTTTTGAAATCAATTCCAAGAACTTCTTGTATGCTTTTATAAGTATTGGTGGCCGTATGACTGCCAATATCTTCTCCGTTCTTTAGAAACTTTACTTTAAGCGAAGACTTACGCTGAAGGTCTATTTCGTACTCATCTCCACCCTTCGAAAATGAAAGGTAGATTGAGTATCCATTATTTAATTCTCTGTTTGGAATATCGGCTTTCTTTATTCCTTTCGAGTTTTTATTAAATAACACTTCTTCCAGTATAAGAGGAATAGAAGATTTACCAACACCATTACTGCCCAAAATTTGGGTCAGTTTGCTGTCAGAAAGATCAAGCTCATTGTCCTCTCCATAAGAGAAGCAATTACTCCATTTCAAAGTTTTTAGCGTAATCATTAAATATTCCTAATATGTCTGGTATTTTTTCATCATGTATCTCTAGTACATACATTAGATACTCTACTAACTCTTCTCCGATTGTAAGCTCTTTGTCTAGTACAAGAGTAGCTTCAGAACTTCTTCTTACAACCTTCTTATCAAGGAGATCAGTAGAGGTTACTTTTGCAAGGTCACCAAGGTCTCCCTCTAACTCATATATAACGTGGTCATATAAACCATTTATCATATCAGCAGGGTCGGTTACTGTCTTCCGTAGTAGTTGTGGAAGCTCTAACTCATTCCAAACCCACTCCCAATATTCTGTATCTATAGTAATTACTCCCGTCGCTACTTTAGAACGATGGAAACTAGTTGTCATAGGACTACCAGGGTACACTATATTTTGTTGACAGTTTGAGTGAGAATGCAAATCCCCAGCAAAAACTATTGGAAATCGTTTAAATCTATCTAAATCAACCTCTGGAGTAACGTGAGGAGGTATTTCTCCGCGTACATGAGTAAACACGGGTAGAGACTTATTTAGCATTTCTATAGAGCTTTTCTTGTGTAAATCACAATAAGGCAAAATACTAAAGCCTCTCTCGTCCTCAAAAGCTTCATCTATTACATAGACCAAGGGGTTGAGTGAGTTAGTAACTTCTTTTAAAGCTGTGAAAAAAGTTTTATTCTTTTTCGTAGCTTCATGATTACCATCATAGATAATCGTTTCTATACTACACTTTTTTACAAAAGTAAAGTATAATTCTAATTCTTCGATTGTTGGTACTCTGTCGAATAGGTCGCCGCCAATAATATGCAAATCAGCATCGTCTTCCAAGATATGAATCTGATGAAAGAATGAATCATAGCGAGCACGTGCCCAGTTCAGGGGCACGTTTTTTTGACCTAATTTAATATGCCAATCGGCAGAGAATAGAATCTTCATTAGGCAACGTCAAACTCGTCTTCAATACTTTCATCGGTGTTTAAATCTGCACCTGCACCAGCCGTCATAATTCTTTCCAATAACTCTTTCTGAGCATCGGGAGTAGGACGAGCTAGAAGTTCATCAATAGGAGTAGCGCTAGCTACAACATCTTTTTCTTCGTCTGTCAGAGCGCGAATAGCTTTCTGACACTTTAAAGTTTGAAGAGTATACTCAACATTGTATACGTTAGGACCGGTCTTAACACGCTTGAAGTGGATGTCCCAACCTGCTTCCAGGTCAGTAGGGTCGCCCAAATCTTCAGCAGCTACAAGAATCTGATCCATCAATTTTTTCTTTAGGTTAAATACTTTGGCTTTACCGTCAGAGGGGTCTATACACTGTACAGAATAAGACCAGCCACATTTCAAATCGGGAAAGTATTCACGAACCCAATCTTTTTCTTGGTTTACAAAAGCTTCTTTCTCTCGGTCAAAAGACAAACACTCCATAGGAATGTTTTTATCATTCTCACCTCTTACCCAATAGATATATCGAGGTAGAAGATCTCCGAAAAGACGAACACAGTTGTCTCCATTCTTATAAGTGTACTGCTCTAAAGAGCTTTTCTTAGCTCCCCCAGCGGATGAAGTAAATTTAATACCCATAGTTTTTCCTTTTAATGCGTGACTTCTTCCCAGCAGAAGAAAACTTCATCTTCTACACGAGAGAGTAGTCTGTTGTTGTCAATAATTACAGTAGAAACAGGCGATATAAGCATGTTTAAACTGCGTTTTCCTGTGGCTTCATATTCAGCATAGCTGCGAAAACTAGCGAGTGCCACATACTGTGCTAGCTCCGTGTCACCGAACTTGCTTCGGTTTGATAATATTTTTTCTGGGTGCAATAGAAAGCTATCGCCAGTCCAGTCTTTCTGAATCAAACGATAGATAGGATCCCGCACATTTTTAGGCAGGGTGGGGTAGGTTATATTTGCGATTAATGTAATTATAGCCGAAGAATTACCTTTCGTAGCTAAATACATTTTTGCCCAATTATAAAAAATCACTACTATTTCTCGAAGTCAGACCGTATATTATACAGGAAACATCTTCTTTTGTCAAGAATTATTTTTCTCAGATATCCTTTTAATAAAATAACTTTTACTAAATTCGTCAGAAAAGTTTACGCAGTACGTAAAATTTTTAGCCCCGGTTTGGAAATAGTCTTTAACTCTATACAAAGCTTTCAACTTATCCGGATGGGAGGAACGAATCATTTGCCATGCATTGCGATAATCTCTATCCCAGATAAAAGTTTCAGTCGTTTCCAGCCAAACAGAAACTCTCTTATTATCATAAAACTTGTCAGCTAAGCTAAAAGCAGCATTAACTCTAGAAAACCTTAATTTATGGGTATTACCATACGGCTCTTTATTAGTAAACTTATAATTTTTAGATAGCCAAGTATCTCCATCAAAAACCCAAATTATAGAGTACCCCATTTTAAGCCATGCATCAGTTCTTTCTACCATGTCATCGTAGGACATCTTAGAGTGTTGTATTTCTATAACCCTTTTTATATTCTCCTTGAGACAATCAGCTCTTCTAATGGTATTATTGTGATCTCTTCTTCCAACCTCTAATTGAAACCCTTTATTTTGAAACTCTTCTTGCCACTGCATATGCCAGGCTGTCATTCCCTCCTTTTTCTCTAAATTTTTTCCGTTGCTGTTTTTTACTCTCCAATGAGGTATGATTAATGATCCCACAACAGAGAGATAGTCTATACCGAAATCATCTCTTGCGTATTGTTGTTTCTTTGTAGGATATAATTCATTTCCCTCATTATATATAAGTAAAGCCATATTATATCTCCTTAAAGGACACATCATACTGTTGCTGTAAGTAGTGTCCTAGCCGTAATTTTGCTTGCTTCTCTGCCGTTTTTCCTTTTAAATTTATATCTACTATAACAGGGTCTATCTTTCCAGGATGCTCCCTTATCACTCTCCCCACCAACTGTGTTAGTAGAGGAGTATTGTTTACAGGAGTAGCGAGTATTAGACAACTTAAAGGATTTACACTAATACCCTCTGAAAATATACTTTGAGTTCCTAGGAGAATATCTACTTTTCCTGCCTGTACTCTTTCTATCTTTTTTTCTCGCTCCGCTAAAGGTACTTCTCCTGTTATAAGTTCGCAGTAGTCTCCTAAAGTTTCTTTTACTCTTTTGAGAAAATATACTCTGTCGGAGAGAAGTAATACTTTGTGCCCTTTCTTTCTATAAGCGGCGGCGAGAAAACAAATAAGTTTACCGTATTCTTCCTGAGCTACCAAATCATTTATTCTGTTAGCCCAAGGTATCTTAGCACCATCCATAAAACGTATTTTAGTTTGAATTACGTCTACGGAGGGTTGCATGTAGTTTTCTTTGGGCGGAGTAAATCTCTTGTGCCCAAAGTAGTCAGGCATCATTACATGCCTACCATCTTTTCTTTCTACCGTGCCAGATAAGCCTATCTTATATCGAGCATAGCTAGAGTCTACCAGTC